ACAGACGGCGACTAACCGATCAGGGGGCGGCTTTCGGGTCGCCCCCTTTTCTTTGTTTTCATTCGAAAGAGAGGTTACCCATGACCGCGCGATCCCGCCCGGAAGATATCGAATACATCTCGCGTCTAAAGTTCGGCAGCCAGTTCAGTTACACGCCGGAACATCACACGACGGAGGATGTTATCGTAGAGAACTACTTCCATAACATCGCGAGTCGTTACTTCGCCAAGGGCGACGAGATCCGGATCAACATCAAACACGAAAACGGATCGTGGTCGAAACGGTGGTTCGAGGTCATCTCGATCTCGGCTGACACCACGATCGTCGAGCCGGTCGAAAACTGGCGGCACTATAACCTGCCTAAGAAGGCAAAGCCGGCACCAATCAAGAAGGCGGCCTAACCCGTGGCGTCTGAAGTCTCGATCGTCAACACAGCGCTGCAACTGATCAAGCACAGTAAGCAGATCACCAGTCTGACGTCCGGCACAAAAGAGGCCAACGCCGCTGAACTGATATATGACGAGATGCGAGATTTTTGTTTAGATCTCCATCATTGGAACTTCGCAACGCGCCGGGTAAAGCTGGCGCAATTGGCAGAAGACGAAGCCCCTGCATTCCAGTGGGATCACGCATACCAGCTTCCGGCGGACTTCATTCGAGTCATCTCTGTCCACGAGCACGACCATGGTGAAGATCAGATACCATATCGTATCGAAGGTTTCCGTATCGTCACCGACGCAGACGACGTCTACCTGCGCTACGTGGCTCGCATCGAAGATCCGAACAAAATGCCGCCGACCTTCCGGCGAGCCCTCAGTAAACTGATCGCAGCCCAGCTCGCAACTGCTTTGAGCAGTTCGGTCAGTCTATCGAAAGAGTTGTTCACTCAATTCCATGATCAGGATTTGCCGTTCGCGAAGTCCGTGGACGCGATCCAGAACATGGCTGACCAGCTACCCGAAAGCGATTTCATCATGGCGCGGTTTGGTGGCCGTGCCAGCTATGAGCCAGGGGATCCGCCCGCTTCATGAGTGTAAAAACACAACCGAACCAGGAGTCATTTAACGCTGGCGAATTCGGCGAGAAGATGGCCGCACGGGTTCAGTTCCAGAAGTACCCGAATGCCGGCGCCAGTTTCGAGAATATTTTGCCGTTGCCGCAAGGCGGGTTTAGCTACAGGCCTGGGACACGATTTATCGCCGAGGCAAAAGACCACAATGTCCGGTCCTGGTTGCTGCCATTTGTATTCAGCAACATTCAGGCTTATGTCCTGGAACTATCCAACAACGCCATCAGGTTTCTCAAAGACCAGGCTGTCATCAGTGCAGCGGACGTCGGCGCGTCCATTACAAACGGCACATTCACAAGTGACGTGAGCGGGTGGACCGCGGCAGCGGGCACCTTCACCCATGACTCGACAAACAAGCGGGGGATTATTTCAGCGAGTGGCGGCCGGGCCCAGCAATCCGTTGCGACCACGACGACAAACGTAGAACACTCCCTTCGTTTCACGGTCCATGGTGCGGCAGGCGACCAGATAACATTACGGATTGGCTCGAGCTCTGGCGGCTCGCAGTTCTTCACCGACACAAAATTTAAAACCGGCTACCACGTCGTCGGGTTCACACCGTCGTCATCGCCCTGTTTTGTTGAGTTTCAAAACGACCTTGGCAAAACCATGTCGATCGACAATGTTGAGATCCTCGACAACACGGCAGTCGAGCTGTCCAGTCCGTTTACCGAGGACGACTTCCCGAATATCTCTTACGTGCAAAGTGCCGACGTTATGTATCTGGCGCTCGGCGGCACGGTGAGGCCGTACCGGCTTGACCGTTTCGGTCATGCAGATTGGTCACTGACGCAGGTATTGTTCAGCGACGGACCATACCTCTCATTGAATGACACGACGACAACCATGACCTCGTCGGCCTCGACAGGTGTAGGCGTTACCATCACCGCTTCAGCCATAACAGGTATAAACGACGATGCGGGTTTCAGGGCGACGGATGTTGGGCGTCTTATACGAATGAAGTCAGGTTCGAAGTTTGGCTTCGTCCAGATCACCGGATTTACGGACACCCTTAACGTCACCGCGGACGTGCTCGGTAAAGAAAGCGTGCCCACGGGTACGACGACCGACTGGCGTCTAGGAGAATATAACGATACCGACGGGTGGCCTTCAGCGGTCAGTTTCATTCAGCAAAGGATGGCGCTCGGCTCGACATCAAAAGAACCGCAAAAGTTCTGGCTGTCAGTCAGCGGCGATATCGAGAACTTTGCTGACAGCGACGCCGAAGGCGACACGCTCGATGACAGCTCAATCAACTTCCGACTGGCAGCGCAGCGCGTGAACACAATTCTGTGGTTTGCCACCAGGAAGAAGCCCATTATTGGGACGCAAGATGGCAACTGGACGCTTCGATCTGAAGGCGCAATCCTAACACCGTCGGACATCGCCGCGGACTTTGAAGTCACCAGCGGCTGCGCCAAAGTGCCGCCGATTGAAATCAGATCGCGACTGGTGTTCGCGCAGAAACAAGCGCGTAAAATTGTTGAGTTCGCTGATGTCATTCAGAGCAACGGGCTAGAGGGTTTTGACGCCTTCGATTTGACGCTTCTAAACGACCGCGTACTAAAAGACGGTGTTGTGCAGATGGCGTATCAACAAGAGCCGGATTCGGTCATCTGGTGTGTGCGTGGAGACGGCCAGCTTGCGACGCTGACCTACCAACCGGATCAGGATGTCCTGGGATGGAGCCGGCAGATTGTTGGTGGCTCGTTTCAACTATCTGACGCGGTCGTCGAGAGCGTCGCCGCGATCCCAGGTCAGGACGGCAGTGGCCAGTTCAAGAGTAGCGCCGACCGAGATGAGGTCTGGGTGCTTGTGAAACGGGAAATCAACGGGTCGACAAAGCGCTATATAGAATGTCTAGAGAAGGCCTTTAACGGCGACGAAGATCTACAGGAAGATGCCTTTTATGTGGATTCGGGATTGACGCTATCGAACCCGATCAACATCAGCGCAATCACCAAGGCAAACCCTGGCGTCGTCACCACTGCCAGCGCCCACGGCCTCTCGAACGGTG